GCCTGCCATCTCAACGGTGGCTTTCACCGGCACCGAACGCTGACCCACCACGCTGGCGCGGTTGCCCATGTACGCCTGGATGTTCTCGCGCTCCACCAGCTCGAGGGCTAGCGGCTCGATGTCCAGTTCGGTGAACAACAGGGCATCGGTGGCAGCAGGGCTAGAGCTGGTGCCATAGGTTGCCTCGGTCTTAACGAGGGCAAGGCGATTACGCCACAGGGCCATGGGTCAGTCCTCGGATTCGGGGGCGGGGTCTGCAGCGACTGGCGCCGGCTGTGCCGGGGCGGTCTGTTGAACCAGCAGCCATGCGCCACCGGACAGGATGTAGCTGCCACCTTCCGCAGGAGGAGGAGGCAGAGGGGCATCCTCGGCCTGCGGCGTGATCTGGTGGCGAGCCATTGGCGCAGACGTGATCTGAGCACCAGCCTAGCCCGGCCTGTGCTAGGCGGTCTCGAGGTTGTTGGCCAGGGTGCGGTAGCGAACCTGATAGGTGCACACCAGCCATAGCGAGGTGAGGTCGGCCTTGTCCCGCTGGGGATCGGTGCCGACCGGGATGATGTCCAGCGCAAGACCGCCGAGGGTGCGATCAGCCATCAACAGACCGTGGGCGCTGACGCGGATCGGATCGGCCAGCTGGTCGGGGATGTTGCCGCGGGTGTAGATCGCCACCAACACGGGCAGCGTCCAATCCAGCTTGCAGGTGCTCATCTCGCGCGCGGTTTCGCCGCCGGGCTCAATCACCATAGATGGTGCCTCATCGCGTGAGAAAGCCTCCACCCTGGAGCGGTAGACGGTGGCGATGCCAGCGGTAGCCGCAAGGGTGGTGGCGATGTGCGCCAGGATCTGTTCGCTGCGTGATGCCATCTCAGGAGTCCCTGCTGTCGATGTAGCCGGGCTGATTCTTGAGCCAGGCGTAACCGATCGCGAGCGGATTCATGCCGGCCTGCAACTCGCTGGATGGCGCGTAGACGGTGCGACTCAGCAACGGCTCAGCACCAGCGCGCGCGGCATCCTCTGACACGTAGTGCAGAACCTGCATGGTGATGCCATCCTGATCAGCGCGCAACAAGCTGATGCGCGCATAGGCATTAGGTGCAGGGATCCCGTAGGGAGTGGTGGCGAGGTCGACGATCAGGGCCATGGTCAGAAGGTCATCTCTGTGGTTTCGATCTTGCACACCCACCTGATCGTTGTGGATGCGGCGCCGGTTACTTCAACCTTGATGCCGCCGTTGGTGGTGTCGGCGGTGACAGCAACCGTCCAGGCTGAAGCGCCGGCATCGTTGTGTGTCATGGTCACGGTAGGCGTTCCGACCATTGCTGTTGTGCCTGCGCTGGCGCCGCGCTTGATGGCGCCCGCGATCGTCCAGCGCGCAGTATTGCCCGCACCTGTAACGCCTGCGATCACTTCACCAGAGAACGAGTAGGCAGAGTTATTAGGCAGGATGGCCTGATTTGAAGTGCCGGCAGAAGACTGATTACTGACAAGCGTTGCCGCTGTTGCAGAGGTTGTCTGTACGCCCAAAACCAAGATGGACGCTTGAACTATTCCTAGACTGGACGCAATCGCCGAACCACCAAAAACTGCTATCCCTTCAATGCCGCGGTCGTTGCTTAACTTTCCTGCTACAAATGTGCCGTTGCCTGATGCGGTGTTTTTCCAGCCCCCCGGAATGCACGCATAAATGCCAGACGCTAGGTTCTCTTGACCTGCACCTATAAATGCCCTGGCTCCGCTGGCTGTGTTGAGATACCCGCCGCAGACTGTTGCGTGTCCGCTGGACTGGGCGATGTTGTTTTGTCCGCCGCCGACAAAGCTATATTCAAAAGATGCGGTGTTGTCTTGGCCTCCTGTGATGATGGCGTGGCTGCCCGATGCAATGTTGTTAGACCCGCCGCAAATAACAGTATTGATGCCAGATGCTACCTGAGATGCGCTAGAGCGCTGCTTTTGCCAATCGGTCGCATAGTTTCCGCGTTTGTTGCCACCAGCAGCCGAGCCCGTAGGTACTTGCGCAAGTGTCGCGCCAGTGCCCTTGGCGACGATCGCAACGTCGATGTTGGCGAAGCCTGCATCCGTTGCCGTCAGCGCATCGACCGGCACTGTCGTGTTAGGTGATGCGGTGCTCTCAGACTCAACGAAGTGTGTCAGGCCACCGCCACCACCAGTGGCCGAAAGGGTGCCGCTTGTGAGCGACAGGCCAGAGCCTACGCTGATCTCTTCAATCGCGCCGCTGCTGGCGCTGGTGCGCCCCAGCAACCGCGCTGTGTTCATTGTTAAGTCGCTAGTTGTTACTGAGCCACTTAATGCTGCACCGATCTGTGACGGACCAGGCAGGGCGTGCACATGATCTTCGCGCGCGTAATCTGTGCTGACGCCAATGGATGCGCTCACTGCCAAGTTGGACGGCAACGCATCCGCAGCGGCAGGGATTGTTGGTTTGCCGCTGAGGTCAGCGTATGCACCAGTGGTGGCAACAGTTGCAAGGCCAGTGATCGTGCTCGCCGCCTGCGTGCCTGTGTGGTTAGTTCTGCTCAGCAGATATGCGTCGGTCTGATTGGCGGTTGCTGATGTGGCGATTGTATCTAGCTTGGTCTTATCAGCAGCAAGCATCAAACCGGCGAGACCTGCGCCAGCTAGGGGGAGCTGAACGCCAGATCCGGTGCTACTCAATATTAGTCTTCCGGATGGATCGTAGCCAAGAGTGGTGCCAGTCGCTGCAATCGTGGTCCCGCTGATGGAGAGGTAACTGCCCACGGTGAGGTGGGTAATCTTGCTGGCGGAATCATCCCAGAACAACAGCCGATCAGCGCCAGGATCGTCGGCCTGCAGCTCCTGCCCGTTCAAGCTCAGCACATCAGCGACACTGGCAGCTACTGTCACATCGCCGGTGTTGGTGCCAGAGCTGGTGCCGCTGAAGGTGCCGCTCTGCGTGGCCAAGCTGCCCAGCTCCAAGCTGGTTCGGCCGGCAGCAGCATCAGCCAGCGTCAGGAATGATCGGCCGAATACCGTAGTCGTCAGCGCCGCAATGCTCGTAAGGTCAGCATCCAGCGGCTGGTAGGTGGTGGCCGCCGTGGCAGCACTGAGTGCTCCGGTGATGCGGCTGTCGTCACCGGCGGCGACAGTGCCTGCAGTTGTGCCGACATTGCGGGTTGAGCTATCGCCTAGCCCTAGGCTGGTTCGGCCTGTCGCTGCATCTAACCCGGTGGCGCCGCCATCCCAGCGCAGACGCTCTGAGTAGGCCGTGTCCCAGTTGGGGCTGATCAGCGCGCCGATCGTCACGGTCACGCTGCCGGTGGATGCGTGCACGCGGCCGACGATCGCCACCTGCTGCACCGTGCCGGTCGTCGGCTTGGTGCCTGTGAGGCCACCACCAGCGGCCACGTACAGCGCTTGCCCGATGCTGTAGGAGCCGGTGGCAAGACCCGTGAGCTCACCGCCTACCACCGCATGGCCGGTGGCATTGGCGGCCAATGTGTCGCCAAGGATCCCGATCGCTGGCATGGTGCCAGCGGTGGCTGCGTCAGCGGCTGCCACCTCGAGCGTTGTGGTGTCGCCGACAGCTCCGGTCACCCGCACCGGTGTGCCCTTGCTCAGCGGCGCGCCGCTGGTGTTCTTCACGTGGATATAGACCGACCCAGCTAGATCACCGTGGATGTGCGGGATCGCGACGACTGTGCCAGCTGCTGTGACGCCAGCTGCGATCAGCGCATCAGTTAGCGCCTTGTCTGCCGCGGCCATTAGACCGGGCAGGCTGGCGGTAGCCTCAGGCAGCACCACGTCAGCGCCGGTGCTGCTGGCCAGCGTGCGCGTGCTCTGCGTGTAGCTGAGGTCAGTTCCAGGGACTAGGTTGGCAATCGCCTGCGCGGTGGTCTTGCGGCTGTTGCCACCTTGCACCACGTACGCGAGCTCTGCACCAGTCAGAGGCGTGGTCGCCGCGGTCAGCTGTGAAACCTTGGAGTCAGCCATCACGCCTCAACTAGCAGATTAAACCCAGTTTCTTGCAGGATGTCGAAGCCATCCTCAAGGAGCAGATGCCCGAGCGCTGTCTTCGTCAGCAGCACCAGGCAGAACATGCCATCATCAACCAGCAACGGTGCTTCACGCACGGTGTATGACTGGCTGTCGACTGTGATGCTGTCGCCGTAGGTCAGACCACCGAACAAGGCAGACTCAGCGCGTAATAGATACTCGTCGGTAATCACGCGACCGTCGGCGACATACTCGCCCGGTGCGTCAAGAATGCCTAGGCTGCTGGTGCCAGCAGCTGTGATCGGCACGCCGAAATCCTGGAGGAAATCAGCCGACACATCTGGACCGTCTGGCGGCGCCAAGGTTGCTGTGTCCTTGGTCAGCAGCATCACGCAGAAGATACCATCATCAGCAACGATCGGCGATTCGCGGACTGTGTATGCGTCGCCGTCAACCGTCACGCTGTCGCCATAGCTGAGAGCGCCGAACTTGGAGAACTCAACGCGCAGCTGGTATTCGTTGGTGATCACACGGCCATCGGCCACATACTCACCAGGCATGTCGAGGATCCCCAGACCCGAGACGCCATCCGCGGTCACGCTGACCCCGAAGTCTGTCAAGAAATCTGTTGGATCCTCAGACCATGCCATGGCTCAACCTCAGCCGTACTTCTTCAGGCCGTAGCCGAAGCAAGTCACAGAGCTGGACGCGGTGCCAGTCTCGGCGGTGCAGCTGAGGCGGATATACCGCTTCAGGTCGTTGGAGTTGAGGGTGATCACCTGCTTAGCTGCAGCGTTGCCGATGGCGGTAAAGCCACCACCGGTGGCAGCGGTGAACGTCGTGTTGTCGTCCGACTCCTCAATGCGGAATGTCAGATCAGCGCCAGCACCAGCAGCGGTGCCGCTCAGGATGATCTGAACGTCGCCCTCGTAGCCAGCCAGATCAACACCGGTCTGGTTGCCCGTCGCGGTGATGGTCGTGGTGGCAAGCAGGGT